CTTATGTTGTTACCGGTCGGGCGGTAAAAGGAGTAAAATATGGATAAACGTTATATTGATTTGTTCAAAGAACTTGCTCGCGCGACGGCTGTTGCCGCAGAGCAAGTAATGGATTACGATCACGAAAAAGAAGATGAAAAAGGATTTGAAACCGCGAAAACAATGCGTGATGATTATGAAGCATTGTACGATCGGTTAAATAACGAGTATAATCTTACGAAAAATGATGCAGCCAAGCTATTGGTTGGAATTATGATTCAATTAAATCATATGCAAGATCGTATATTAGCGCTTCGTAAGGCAGTTACTGGATATCAAACAGATGTCATTCCTAAATTACAAGACATTGTTGACAATGCAAAATCTGATGAAGATGCTGCTAAAATTGCCAATGAAAAATTTGTAATTGAAAATAATGAATAATTATTTGACTATTTTAAAAATTTATTGTATAATAAATGTAGAAAAAGAGATGAGCGAAATGCTCAAATACACATCAAAAGGAGAAAAAAGAATATGAGTAACAATTCAGAACGCGTATTAAACTTTTTAAAGGAACATTTTGGACAGGAATACAGTAAACAGCAGATTGCAGATGCACTAGGTATTTCTTTGAGCGCAGTTATTGGCTCTATTAATCCACTAGAGAAGAAAGGATATTCTCACATTACTCGTGAAGAAGTAATTGAACTTGAGCCAGCAACTGAAACCCGTAAAGCAAAGACCAAGACTGTTAAGTATCATACTCTAACTGAAAAAGGTCTTGCTTATGACCCAGTGGCAGAAGAAGCCGCTAAACTCGCCGCAAAGCAGGCAGAAAAAGAAGCTAAGGCTGCCGCACGTGCAGCTGCTAAGGCCGCGAAAGAAGCAGAAGCAGAATTTTAATTAATAATTTAGAATAATAATCGCAGCAAAGGAGAAAAATATTATGAAGAGTATTTCTATTCAGGCAACTAACAAAATTAATCTTTCAGGTAAACTAATGGACGTTACGTTTGGCGACGGTAAGCTAAGCGACGGTCGTCCATATCAGCGCGCGACCGTAACGGTCCGTGTAACTCAGACCTATGGTGGTAAGGAAGAAACCAGCGATATTCAGGTTGGTATGTTTGCCACCGAATTTACTTCCACTGGTAAGAACAATCCAGCATGGAAGAGTCTAAATGACCTAAAGCTGATGAAGAGCGCACAGAATGTAGGCGTGGATAATGCGTCTCATGTGCGTCTAACTGGTACAACTCTACAGGAGAACAACTTCGTTTCTCGTACTGGTCAGCTTATTAATGGATGGCAGCTTCGTGGTAGCTTCATTAATGAAGGCAAGGCCGCGGATGTTGCGTCTTTTGTAACCGATATCTTCATCATGGATATGCAGGATGAAGTAGATCGTGAAGGCGACACAACGGGTCGTCTAAAGATTAAGGGTGGTATTGTTCAGTATGGCGGAAAGCTTGACGTTGTAGAGTTTATCGTTGAGGCTCCCGATACTGTAGAATATATTTCCCGTAATTGGGAAGTAAATGGGACAGTAACCGTTAAGGGTCGTATCCGTGTTCTTTCTCAGGAAGAGGAAGTTCAGTCTAGCGGCTGGGGTGAAGATGTCCCGGACACCACAACTCGTTTTGTGCGTGAACTGATTATCACCACTGGTGATGATGAGTGCAAGGAAGAGGATTTTGCTTACGATCCGGTTGAGATTAAAAAAGCATTTAACGAGCGTAAGGCTGCTATTGAACAGATGCAGATTAATGCTCGTACTACCGCTCCAAAGCAGGGCGCAGGTAGTGCCAACGCGGCGGAAGCCTCTGCTAAGAAGTATGATTGGGAGTAAGGCATAAGCCTTACTTCCCATTTCTTAAAGAAAGGAGGCGAGCCGAATGGCAGATATTGATATTTTTTCTCTTGAGCCATCAAAGATTTCAAGAGATTTAAAGGGAAAATTCCTATTGATTTACGGTCAACCTAAAACTGGTAAATCTACATTTGGTAGTCAGCTACCACGGGCACTATTCATGAACTTTGAACAGGGCACAAACGCATTGGCTGGCATTAAAAGTCAACCAATTTTACGTTGGACTGACGCTAAGAAAGTTTTAACGCAGTTGCGTAAACCACAAGCAAAAGAGATTTTTGATACGATCGTTGTTGATACCGCATCTATTGCTTGGCAGCTATGCGAAAAATATATTTGTCAGCGCGAAAATGTTGATAGTATCCGAGAT